ATTATTTGTAAAAATATTCAAATAATCTTGATTTACTAAATCGTTTAGTGTTTCAGCAAATACTATTTCAAATGCTGATGTTTCCGAATAGTTGGAGAGATGTGATTGATCAAATTTAAATATTCCTTCTGATAAATTTAAGTTTGGATTTTCAGAAGAAACTAAATCTGTATAAAATCCAGTAACAAAATAATTGTTATTTTGAATTTTTAAAGAATATATTGCATCATAATTTAAACCATCAGTTTGATATCCAGCTGTAAATCCGGTGCAATTACAATCTTCAGTCCAAGAATTCAATACATTAGATTGTCCATATTTAAATCTTCTTAAATATGCCTGCAATTCATTTTGTTTTTCAAAACATTCAAGATAATTTCCATCTATTGTATATGTTTTAGCACAACCATTTATAGACTGATCTATTTCAACTAAAGAAATGGGTGGAATGCCTCTAACATAAAGATTAACTGTAGTTTTTTGACTCAATCTATTATCATTATTTACTGAATCTTTTAAAAATATAATCTCTTCATTTTCACTTGAAGTTTCTATCTTTTCTATTCTGTATCTGTCAATATTTGCAGTATTTCCTGCGTAGGAAATTTCAATTAAATCATTTTCAACAGCACCAAGATTTTCTACTACACCATAATTAGTCATTGATTTTACGACAAAATAAGGATCACCAGTAAATCCTGAATTTAATGTAAATTGAGGAGATTCAACAAAGTAGTCTCTTTCATATCTACTTTCTGCTGTATTTAAACCAGGATTTGAAATAACAGTAGTCAATATTAGATTATCATTTTGAGAACCATCAAATTGATATACTCCATTTATATTTGATGTTATTCCATCTTGATCTTTTACATAATATCCATTAGAAATAGTAAATGTATTACCATTTGTAAGACCTTGAAGCAAGATTGAAATATATTCAAGATCGTTTTCTGATTCGGTATTTGAATAATCAAAAATTGCTTTAGTAAATGAATTATGGAATTGAACTAGCGGAGATGAATTTATTTTTTTACCCAATAGATCGATATCTGTATATGAATTTATTATATTGATTCCATAGGAATCAAATGTCTTCACCAAATATGGTGGATCATCATTTTTAAAAAATTCTTGATCAGACATATATTAATTTGCTAGGAAATATAATTTTTGTCCAGTAGAACCGCCGCCACTAACCGCAAATAGTTTATTTAGATTTGAGATTTCTAAGAATAAATTTTCTCCTGGATCAATTGGATAGGCATTAGTTGATCCTATGGTACTGGTAATCCCAACAAATATCTGGAATGTATTTGTATAATTGCTTTTTAGATTTACTCCTCTGGCACAAGTAAATCCAGAAACACTAACAGCTGTTGGTGTTGTAGTAGCAGTAAATAATCCTGTGCTTAATGTTGTCGGTAAAGTATAAGAATCTAATTTAACCTTTGCAGTACCATCAGTAAGTAGTGTTTCTATTGTTGGAATATGTGCGGCGAATGATGCGCCAGAAATTCCAGAATTGTTGATGGTTGTTAGTAAGGATTCTAAAGTAACTCCCGTAATACTAATTGGAGAACCAGTAGATCCTCTAATGTAGAGTGGAGTTGCATCTGTATTTGTAACTGCTACGCTTGCGCCTATAGTCGCAGTAAGAGCAATTGGTGCTCCAAGTACTTGGACAAGTAGAGCATTTGCTCCACCACCATTACTAACTCCTGCTAGTAAATTTGTATTTGGATCGAATAGGCGAACATATGCGCCATTAGTTGTTCCATCTGGACCAGCTCCAATTGCCTTTATTCCATATTTGGAAGAAGCAAAATTTGATGATATACCCTGAATTCCAGCAAAGATATTTGCTAAAAGAGTATTTCCAGCCTGGTCTTCAGTGATAACTGCATTATTAAGACCAGAACCATTTACTTTTAGTGAAGTTGTGCTATAATTAACTACCTGTACTGATCCAGCAGTACCACCTCCAGTAATAGTAGCTCTGGTGTTTAAGGTAACACCAGTTGAGGCCAAATATGCTGGGAGTGGATTAGTAGAAGAAACGCGAGTGGCATCAGATGTACCACCAAAGACCATTTTAGTTAATTGAACATGAGAAGTAGTACCGTAAACATCAATAACAAAATCAGTTGCTATGGAAGCGGTAAGACCACCAGCGATACCTACATTCAAATTGGGATCAGTATTATCGGGCATTTTTTCTCCAAATTACACTACTATATAGGGTATTCATTATGCTTATAGAACCAACATTTAAAAACGAATTTTCACGACTAATAATAGAACATGTTTCAAAAACAAATTGCACATACATGGATGCAATTTTAAAATTTTGCGGCGATTATGAGATCGAACCTGAAGGAGCTGCAAAATTACTCACAAAACCAATAATCGAAAAACTAGTCGAAGAGGGTAGAGATCTGCATCTATTGCCCAAAAAGGCCAAACTTCCCTTTTGACTAAACACCAATCTTTGGTATACTACACCATCGGCCAAGGGAGTTCCTTGGGTTAATATAAGGAGACTATATGTCATTTAGCGATTTTAAGAAGCGTTCGAAGTCGAGCATTGAAGATCTAACTAAAAAGATCGAAGACCTAAACAAGACTGCCGATTACAAGGATGATCGGTTCTGGCGACCGGAAGTTGATAAGGCTGGCAATGGCTATGCCGTCATTCGCTTCCTGCCTGCCTGTGAGGGGGAAGATGTGCCGTGGGCCAAGGTCTACTCACACGGCTTTCAGGGCAAGGGTGGCTGGCTAATCGATAACTGCCCAACCACCATCGGTCAAAAGTGTCCGATCTGCGAAGCCAACAGCGAACTCTGGAATAGCGGAGTCGAGAAGGATAAGGATCTTGCTCGTACCCGTAAGCGTAAGCTAACCTATATCAGCAACATTCTGGTTGTTAGCGATCCCTCCAACCCCCAGAACGAAGGTAAGGTGTTCCTCTTCAAGTACGGGACCAAGATCTTCCAGAAGGTCCAGGAGGCCATGCAGCCTCAATTCAAGGATGAGGAAGCCATCAACCCATTTGACTTCTGGAAGGGTGCTAACTTCAAGCTAAAGATTCGTAAGGTTGCTGGTTACACCAACTACGATAAGTCTGAGTTTGATGGTGCTAGCGAACTCTACAAGGGTGATGATGAGAAGCTGGAATCTCTCTGGAAGAGCCTCCACAAGCTGAACGAGTTCGTTATTCCAACCGAGTTCAAGTCGTATGATGAACTCAAGAAGAAGATGAACGATGTTCTTGGCGGTGATCTTCGTGACATTGGTGCTCAGTCCAAGACCATTGAAGATGAAGATACCCCATCAACGCCAAAGCGTTCTGGGCCTTCTGAAAGCGAAGACGCGATGACTTATTTTGAACGTCTATCGCGGGAGAATTAATAACTTAAGTTTCTCCAACTAACATCAGAAATTTTTTGGTTCTGAATAATCAACCCGGAGTCCCCAATACTATTGAGGCTCCGGGTTGTTGTTTCTGTCTTATGTGGAACTGGATTCCTCTGTCCTAGTATTGGGGGTATTTTTGGCGCAACGGCAGAATCTGAACCCTTTCCAATATATTCTTCTGGCTTAAATTTTTCTTCATTTATCTTAATCAAATTTCCAGATTGAATTGTTTTCAATTCCTGGATTTTTTGCATTATGACTTCTTCAAAGTCTTCTTTTTGCTCGTAGATTGGTAATTGTTCAGCTTTTGATTCTACCTTTATCTTGTCTTGTTCAGGTATTTTTCTTTCTGCCTGTCTTTCTTTCTTTTCCTGAACAGACATTTCTTTTTCTTTGGTTGGTATCTTAGCTTCCTTTACCTTTGGTGGCTTAGGAGTTTTATCTTCAGTTTCTTTTGCTGAAACTTCAGTAACTTTTTCTTCCTTTTCATCCTCTTTTTTATTTTTTTCTTCAGAAATATCTGTAGAAACTTTTAAAGCTTCTACATTGGCTTTTGCAGGAGCAGTAGATTTTTTTGATGTTTCAGCATCTATGCGAGTTTGTACCTCTTGCATTTTCTTGTCATAAACATCCTGAGTGATTTTTTTATCTTCCAGATCTTTTTCTATTGCCTCTTTTTCTTTATTCAATTTAGACAATGTGTCTTCTTGGGGAGAAGATTCTGTCAACATCATCTTAAAGAAATTTGGTTGTTCTGGATTCATCATAATTCGTTATAGCCTTTCGATGATGCTGCCTTTAGTTTCTTTTCTGTTTGGTATGCCTTTATCTGTGATATGAATACATCCAATTCCCAAGGCATCATTCTTTCAATCTCAGATAATGAAATTTCGTGTTTGTAAATAAGATTAAAG